GCCTTATCACCCGCGTGGCGACCGATGCTCCGTATGTTTATGTGTATGGCCGCGCCAGGGTCGGCTCGGCTATTGTAGGGATGTTTACCAGCGGCGACAAGGATCAGTATCGGCACCTGGTCTGTGTGCATGCCGCGCATGAGTGTGATGCGATCGAGGAAATTTATATCCAGGGGAAAGCACTCGGCACACTGGATAGTAATGGCGATGTGACTGGGGGCGATTATTTATCCTCCGCTACCCCCTCGGTAGCCGAAACGCATACAGGCTCCAGTTTTACCCTGGCCTTTGTGCCGATCACTTCTAGTGTCCAGGTTGTGCTCTGGGTATCCAGTGGCGGCTTTGGTGGGTACTGGGCCAGACTTTACCCTGTGTCAATTGTGGGCGCGGTTGTCACGATGGCGCAAAGTTATACCGGTATGAGTGTCACTTACCAGCACGGCACTGTAACGTCTCGTGTCCGCGTGCAAAAGCACCTCGGCACCCCCACCGATACCGCCGATGCCACCCTGCTGACAGAAGTCCCTACCAAGTGGGCATCCACCGCCGTGTTGCGCGGGCTGTGTTATACCGTAGTTCGGCTGGATCTGAATCAGGCCGAATTTCAGAGCGGTATCCCCACCGTGCAGGTCTTGCTCAGAGGTAAAAAACTTTACGATCCACGCGATGCTTCCACCAGCTGGAGCCAGAACCCCGCCCTGGCAATCTACGATTATCTCACCTCGGAAATGTGCGGTGTAGCGGCATCTGATTTGCCCATTGCAGACTATATTACCGCCGCCAATGCCTGCTCGCCTATCACCGGCTGCACCTATACCCAGCTTTATTCTGCGGTCACCGTCACCAAAACCGCACATGGACTCACTACCGGCGATGTGCGCGAAATGCAGATTCTGTCCGGGCTTTCGTTCGGCGGGCATTATGCAGTCACAGTTGTCGATGCCAATACCTTTACCTATACCGATCTGATCGGCGGGTTAATTTTGAACTATATCCCCAGCTATAGCACCAGCGGCAACCTGACCATCGGTGGGCAATACACACTCAATGGCACCGTCACTTCTGCCCAGCAACAAGGCCAGACGCTGGAGAAAATGGCGCAGTCGATGGCAGGCTTTATTGTCGCCACCACCTGGAGCATTTCGGCTGGAAAATATGTCGCGCCGATTGCCACGCTGAACCAGACCGACATCGTGGGCGCGCTGGCCGTTACCCCCGGCATCTCGGATGCGACGATTTACAACGGCGTGCGCGGCCAGTATAGCAGCGCAGATAACCAGTATGTAGCTACCGATTTTTCACCATACCAGAATACCAGCTACCTGGCTGCCGATGGTCGCGAGATATGGACAAACATCGACTTCCCCTTCACCGATCAAAAACAGCGCGTCATTAACCTGTGCCGCACCTTTGTGGAAGACCAGCGCAATAGCTACACGATACGTGCTTCATTCTCCAACAAGGCATGGGCCTTGCAAATCGGCCAGCGCATCGCCTTTACCTCACCCTTCCTCAGGCAGACTACAAAGGTCTACCGCATAACCGATAAAAAATATGCGCCGGATACCGCTATTGAGCTGTCGCTGAAAGAAGATGTCGCTACTATCTGGGATTACTCCGATGCGGCCGCCGCAGATGTGGTGCCCGGCACCAACCTCATCAACCCCTATGCCATCGCGCCGCTGGCTTCGCTGACCCTTACCTCCAGCACGGCAGCCTTGCTGAAAATGGCGGACGGCACCATCGTTTCGCGCATCAACGCCGCATGGCCGCAGGCTACCACCCAGGCGGTGGTAAGCAATGGCCTGATCGAGATTGAATGGCAGGATTTTTCAAACGTGGCATGGCAAAAAATATCCGTCAGCGGATCAGATACGCAGGTGTATTTATCGCCGGTAACCGATGGCGCTTTTTACACGGTGCGCGCCCGCACGGTAAACCCTTACCTGAATGTAAAATCAGACTGGGTTTATAGCACGCACCAGGTGGTTGGTAAAACAGAGCTGCCCTCTGATGTCACCGGCCTCTCTGCCGCTATCACCACCGGCGATAGTGTGCTGCTGAATTGGACAGCGCTGGGCGATGCCGACCTGGCCGAATATGAAATCCGCATCGGCGGCACCGATTGGGCATCCTCAACCTATGTCGGTAAAACCCGCTCCACACAGTTAAAAATGCTCGCCGGCGCCATCGGCACGGCTACCTGGCGCATCAAGGCCATAGACACCAGCGGCTTGTATTCGCTCAATGCTACCAGTGTCAATCTGGCCATTACCATTGCCGCCATGCCCTCAGTCAGCGGCGGCTTATCGGGTGCCAATGCCTATATCTCATGGAACGTGCCCACCTCCGACCTCGCTATCGATGCCTATGAGATCCGCTATGGCGCATCATGGGCGGCAGGAACCAGCCTCGGCACTATCAAGGGCACACGCTTCGATATCGCGGCAGTGAATTGGGTTAATACCCGCATCTTCTGGGTGGCGGCCATCGACGTGGGCGGCAATACAGGCAATGCGGGCAGCGTATCGATTGTTATCACCGCGCCACCCGCGCCCACCTCCTTTACCCAGCAGGTGATCGACAACAACGTGCTGCTGTATTGGACAGCCGTGCAGGGCTCCTTGCCAACACTCACCTACGAAATCCGCAGGGGTACATCATGGGCAGCGGCCGCGCTGATCGGCACAAAATCAGGCGCGTTTACCACAATCTTTGAAACGGCCTCCGGCACCTATACCTACTGGATCGCCGCCATTGATTCGGCAGGCAACTACGGCACGCCAAAATCACTTTCTGCGGCTGTTTCACAGCCGCCGGACTATATTTTGAAGAGCAATTTCAACACCACTTTCAGCGTGGCAGATATTGCTATTTCCAATACCAAGTCGCGCATGGTGCTGGATGTGGATGGCAGCTACATCATACCGGTTGACCAGACAGAAACCTACCAGGCGCACTTCACCACCCATTCATGGGCTGCCCCGCAAGACCAGGTTACTGCCGGGTTCCCGATCTTTATTCAGCCCTCGCTTACTCCCGGCTATTACGAAGAGACGCTGGACTACGGCGCAATTCTGGCATCGAATAAAGTAACGATCACGCTCAATGTACAAAATATTTCCGGCGCGCCCACGGTCACCTGCGACATCAGCGTATCAACCGATAATACGACATGGACTACCTATAGCAATACCCTGTCGATTTACGCGACAAATTTCAGGTATGTGAAATACCGCATCACCATAGCGACCGCTGCTACTACAGACCTTGCCAGAATGGTCGGCATCAATATCAAGCTGGATTCCAAGCTCACCACCATCACCGGCATGGTGTCGTGCCTTTCCAGCGACTCAGGCGGCACGATTGTCTATCTCACGCAGGATAGGACATCGGGCGGCGTTAAACAGTTTATCGATGTGGATGCAATACAGATCAGCCCGCAATACAACGCAAGCTACCCGGGCGCGGTCGCACTTTACGACTTTACGGATACACCCTATCCGTTATCCATGAAAATTTTAATGTACGACAACGCTGGAAACCGGATATCCGGTTCCAGCAGCTACTCAGTGAGAGGATTCTAAAATGGCAGATTGGAACAAACCGGCGCTGTCCGATACCTACAGCAATTTTTTGTCATATCTGAATGACAAAATAAAAGACGCGGGTTACTTCAACTCGCCCGATGTCACCACCATCATCAATCCCTATACTGGGATGAAGCGCTGGAATGTAGCCAATGATCAGTTTGAAATATATAACGGCACCACCTGGGTCGCGCTGACTTCTACACGCCAGAAAATATCTGAAAAAGATGCAACGGGTGGCTATGTCGGGTTGACTTTGTTCAAGATCAATTTCAAGAATGCGGCGAATACATTCACCAGCTTTTTCACAAACGCGAATACAGCGGCGCGGACTTATACATTTCAAGACCGAGACGGGACAATTTCTGACAATACTGATCTTGCATTAAAAGCGAACCTATCATCCCCAACATTCACCGGCACAGTAGGTGGTATTTCAAAGGCGATGGTTGGTTTGGGAAACGTAGACAATACCTCCGATGCAAGCAAGAGCGTTAATTACGCCGGTTCTGCGGGAGCTGCCCCCGCAAGCGATGTTTATGCCTGGGCAAAATCATCGGTAAAACCTTCATATTCAAAAACTGAAGTTGGTTTGGGAAACGTAGACAATACGGCAGATGCAGCTAAGAGTGTCAATTATGCAAGTAGTGCCGGAACGGCGGCATCTAATATGCTTAAGGATATGGGAGTACAGGCTATTGGAATGACGATGGTAGCTCAAATAAATACGTCACAGGTGGCTTCAGGTGCAACAACACCAGGGTCTAATATATGGCCTGTTGGCGCTGGGGGCTCTGGTGTTATGACTGCGGGAACATGGAGAAATATTGCACCGTATGACAGCTCAACAACGCTAGGTTATACAGCAGTATTCCAACGTATTGCATAGGGAGAAAATCATGGCAGTTAGAAATTTAAAGTATAACAAAGATGGCACTATTGACATTGAATACCTCCACCCTGTTTATGGGTGGATACCCTTTACAACCTCATCATCTGATTCAGATGATGGCGGGAGAGTCCTATTCTCGCAGGCTGTAGCAGGTACATTCGGTGAAATCGCCCCATATGTTAAGCCGCTGGAGCAATCTCAGGCAGAGCAACTCGCAGCCATGGAAACCTCGTACCGAGCCGCAGTTTCCTTACCAATTTCATACATGGCCACAACCTTTCAAGCTGATGCAGAAAGCCAGTTGTTAATCGCTGCCGTGCTTACCGCTTCCGGTGGCACTCTCCCAGCAGGCTTCGCATGGTTCGATACCAATAACACGCCAGTCACTATGGACTTCGCGCAACTGCAAGGACTTGCCGGCAGCATCTTGTTACGTGGTCAGCCGTTGTTCGTAACCAAGCAAACCAAGAAAGCAGCAATTCGAGCAGCAACAACCGCTCAACAAGTGGAATCAATAATATGGAATTGATTAATATCTTATCTGATCAAGCAAGAACCATAAATGGAGAACCATAAATGGGGTCGATATACGGCAATGAACGACTTAAAAACAAACCTTGTGGCAATCTCTCAAGCCGCCATGGGTAATTTATTTTAGGGATAGAAATGGAAAACGGAATTCATATCAATGCAGTCGAGCTTTACTTTCTGCTCACGGTCGCCGGGGTTCTGCTTTCTATCGTGTCCCTATTTTTAAGTAGCGTGCTTAAAGAAGTGAAGGCGAATACAGCAGCCACAATCAGCCTTGATAAATCCGTTTCCGGTGAGATGATCCGCATCAATACAGTACAAGCATCACATGCAGAAGAGCTTAAAAACTTCGACCATGTTTTTGAACGTCTGCGCAAAGCAGAGGATGGAATTTTAACGCTACAGGGAAAAATTAAATGATCGACCATATCACAGACCATCAGAAAAGCATACTTGATTTACTCTCAATAGCGGGTGCAGTGATATCGGCAGCGGGGACAGAGTTGGCTTTCTGGATACCGATTATTGCCGGGATACTTTCAGCGGCATGGTCGCTGATCAGGATTTATGAATGGATAATCATTAAGGTGAAATCGTGAGCCTGCACGATCAACTTGAAATTGATGAAGGTAAAAAAACTTATCCATATAAAGACGGCGAAGGTCTGTGGACGGTTGGTGTTGGCCGGCTGATTGATGCAACCAGGGGTGGCGGCTTGAGTGATGACGAAATTCTTTTTCTGCTGGGTGATGGGAATCGAAAACGTTACCCAAACAGCAAGCGCTATGCCTATCAGGAAGCGCCAGAATTCTGGAATGTGCCGCTGACAGAGGATGAAATTCAATATCTGCTGACAAATGACATTCAGGGAAAGATGGCGGACTGCTACAAGGTCTTTCCAAACTTCGGAAGCATGACTCCGACACGTCAAGATGCGCTGGCAAACCTGATGTTTAACCTAGGCATCGGGCATATCAGTAGCTACCATACACTGATCGCGCAGGTTACTGAAGAGGATTGGCCCGCCGTGCAAGAAAACATGCGCGGCTGGGTGAAGTGGAAAAGACAAGTAGGGCCAAGAGCCGACAGAATTATTAATGCATTGGGATAACTATGACCAGATGGCTGCTAGTGATTACCTGGGTAGCCCTGATTTTTTATCACATCGGCTTCAAGGAAAACGAACATAAAATAAAATCCGTACCGCTCGGCTATTACGAGATTGATTATTTGAACGGTGATATAAAAGCCTTGTATGTTGATCTGCGAACAAATTCAACACGCGAAGTTTCAGTGGAAGAAGTAGAACAAAATTCGGGAATGAAGTTCCCAAAATACGGGGAAGCAAGATGATTGAAACTTTGAAAGATTGGATGGTATTCGGCACCTGGTCAAATATAGGCAACGTTATTGCGCTACTTGTTTTAGTGGCGGCAGTCATTGGCTTTGTGCGCGCGGTAGCCAGCTCAGAAAATGATTTCAGCCTGCTCGATCTGTTCACCGAAGGCGGTAAGCTGGGCGGCTCAAAGATGCGCATGAACGGGGCATGGCTGGTGTCTACCTGGGCATTTATTTACATCACCCTTAAAGGCACGCTGACGGAATGGTATGTAGCGGCCTATCTCACTGCATTTGTCTTTGATCGGTTCAACTCACGCAAGGGTGTAAAGCAAGAGGTGATGGAAGAGCTAAAAAAGTCCGAGGGGGAGAAATGATCGATCAAATAAAAGCCTACGCTAATATAATCGCGGCGGTCATTGGGCTATGCGGACTTGGGTATTCTCACTTCAAGGCGTTTGAATATGGCGAAGCGCACATTCAGGCAAAGATAGATAAATTGGAGGCCAATTTACATGACCAGAAAGAACAGGCAAAGGATGAAAAACTTAAAATTATTGCCGCACAGCAGGCTAAAGAAGATACTGACCGTACTGGTTATCTCGGCGCTCTCGACATTCTTAATGACCGGTTGCGAAAGTCTGAAACTATGTCACGGAACACAAGTGTGCCCGTGGCAGGTTCAGGCAATATTGATGGATCAATGTCCTCCAGCGCAACCTATTCCATCGGAACTCAAATCAAACTTGCGACTTTCAAAGGAACTTGTGACCGTGACTTCTATGAAGCCGCAATGAGAGATACGCTGCAGTGTTCAAGGTTAATTGAGGCGGTACGCTAAAGCTTCTTCGCGATATCCTGTGCTGATTCGCGATAGTAAACCTGTAACATCGCCAGATCCTTGTGCCCAATAATCCTGGCCAAGTCTAAAATCCCCACCTTCTTTGCCAGCATGGTGATTGCATTCGCCCTGGTATCGTGAAAATGTACCCCCTCAACCGCGGCCAGCTTCTTTGCCTTCTGGAAGGCGCTACCGATCTGCGACGCTTTAAGATCAAATACCGGCCCGGTATCCGTACCAATCCCCTTGAGTATTTTTATCGCTGCTGCCGATAGCGGAACATCCCGCTTGGCCGCCGTCGTTTTCCCCTTCGAGACTTTACAATATTGCTGATCCAGCTTGACGCTATCCCAAGTCAGTCCGGTGATCTCGCTGGTTCGCATGCCCGTTTCCA